CAGCTGAAAACCGGCTTTTCCCCTAATACGCACCCGCTTGCCCCGCGCCTTATACGGCATGCTGCATACCGTTAAGATCAAGTCGATAACCAGTGGTGCTACTCCCAAAGCCACCAACCAGTGGGCGTGTGCTCGCAGACATTCCTCTCGCTGCGATTGGTCGTACGCGCTAAAATCGCCTTCGCCAATAGGTTGCATCACACCCTGGGTCTGCCATCCGGTAACTTTACTAGTGATGCTATCATCTCCTGACACAGCCACCACGTTCCAGTTTCCTCCGGCAAGAATAGAGCCCATTGCATTCAATTGCTCCCCTGTATACCCTGAAGCAAAATAGACGACGACATCTCCGTGCAAGCTACCGTCAAAAACGCGGTGCAGCACGTCCGCAACACCTCGCGCATCCGGCGCGAAGTTGACGTGTAAATCGTTTGAAAGAACAGTGATAGCCCTCGGCTTCACTGTGAACTGTCCGTCCACTACTTTCCAGGGTATGGTTTCATTCCATTTCACCATAATCTCCTTGCGATAACCACAGAGCTTCCCCAGCTCCTGGCTCTCGTCCGCGTTAAGCAAGCGCTTCGCTTTCTCACCGCCCATCGCAGCCGCACAATCTGCAATGGTCCATTTCTCTCCCAGCGTGCCGACTAGACACTTTGCCAATCGCTGACTCGCGCGTCCCCAGATGCCACTAAGCTTCTTGGGGTCCGTTTCCCCCTTTTCTGCCGTATGCACTCTTTGGATCACCGCGGCCAACAGATTCAAGTCCGTCTTAGCCGGCTGGTGTGGCATGCCGTTGGTAACGATCACGGGCTGGACACTCTGTTTCACAGTTTCGTCCCACAGCTCTGTCGCGGCTTGCTCAACACTCATTGCTATTCCATCAACCTCAACCATGACTTCCCCTCTACCAATCGCAAAGGACATGGCATCAGACTGTTCAGCCGGTATGGCGTCGCTCTCGGTCAACGCACACCATCCGCTCTCAATATCTTTCTGCTCTAGTCTCTCTGCTCTCAGGGAAAGCCAATCATCGAATAGTTGGTGGGAGGATCGGGACGAACGGTTGATGTAATTGGCCAGCAGTAACATACTCGTAACCAAAAATGTTCCCATCCACCACTCGTCAACACGCAACTCGCCTTCAATAGGTCCATAGATGCGCGCGTGAACTCCGATACTTTGTATCCACGTAAGGAAGATCCAGGCAACGACCATAGCGAAGAACACCCGCATCGTGCGCATA